AACGGAAAAATAGATAAATGCTGCCGATACCCAATTCTCCTTAAACCATACGCACATTTGTTTTTCATGAGACGCAAATGTTACCATGCATGCAATATGAAAAAGCATGATAAACAGAGGCATCACTTCACAATAATACTTAAACCAAGTGAGTAGCTTTACGCTGTAGCCTCTACCTGCAAGGATAATGACGTTTATCATTTCACTAACGTCCATGCCCTTAAACATTACTCTTGACAACTGTACAACACCGACTGATTGAACTAACCGATGGACTTCATCTTCTTCCTCTTTAGTCATAAATTCTTCTCCTTTTGTTTTTATTATTTGTTCTTAGTTCCTAATTCTTAATAATAAGGAAAGTTCTGCAAAAATAAACAATTCTGCACATTCTCAATCATTTTGCGCAATATTTTTATAGTTAAACTTTGCTAAAGTAACAATCTGTAAGCAACAATCCCAAATTCATCATATATTAAATAAGGTGTAGCCCTATCAAGAGTTACACCTTATTATATTATATCCATTTGATGACAGTATCACCATGATAACCTTTCTTCCAAACGAACCAAGCATAGCTTATTCTCCTAACATAGAGTTTACCATCCCTTTGATGGCTTCATCGGTCATGCTCTCTTTGACAGAGGCATCACCGCTAATCGATTTCATCAGCATACCTATCCAAGGATTGTCACTCTCCATGGTGGATTGTATCTGCTCCTTGTAGGCGTCATAAAGCTCGCCCGATTCCTTGAAATCTAAAAGAACCGTGCGCAAGGCTTTCACCACGTAGTTATCCATCAGCAAGGGATTGTCCCTTGCCGATGAAAGTTTGGTAAGAAGCACTGCCAGTGCCTCATGTAATTGTTTCTTCTTCATATTGTCTTATTTTTAATTTATAAAGTCAGCGACTTAGAGTTCAATTTGTTTTATTTATACATCTGTTATCTGGGTTCCATCCAAATTCTCCCAGGAAGAACCGTTGAATATTTCCCATTTGTTAGTTTCTGTATTCTTGTAGATGAAACCAAATTTCACATTTGCAGGTCTTGAAGCCGAATTTCCAGTTTTTTGGGCATTTATATCATTACCAAAACAATCTTTATATCCATTATCAAAAACTCTAACTTTCTTGCCTATAGCATCATAAGATAGATACCCTGTTAAAGCTATACCATTGTATTGTTTCCTACCTAACTCCTTATAAGCTGAGTCATAATAAAAACTCACAAACGGAGACTTCTTTTCTTTTCCAAAATAAATTTTTACTTCTTTACCATCCTCCAAAATGATATGTCGGTTGATGTTTGCTAAATCTTGCGTACAATAATCTGTATGCACATAATAATCAGTTGTTTGCGTTTTAATTTCTAATAAAGTAACTAAAACCTGATTATTTTCATTTGCAATTCCTTTAAAAGTCAAACTAAAACTATCCACATCATTTTTTACACTAACAATAGCCATATTATATATAACTCCTTTTTTAGCAATTATAGTTTTACTCGACTCATTATAAATTACTGTTATTGGAGTATCTGTTAATGGCTCACATTTAAATCTTACACTTATCAATTCGCCGTGTGTAATAACAGGATTCAGCAATGACTTTATGTTAAATTCAAAATCATTGCCTTTTGACAATTCAATTTTAAAGCTATTATCATCTATTTTTACATCAGTTTTTGACGATATGTTGTATAATTTAATAGGAGCATCACCTTTTGCATCTAATGCAGATGTATTAAATATATCACTTACAAAATAACTAAGTATGTTAAAACTTTTCATTGACAAAAGTTTAAATGTATTTTTAGTCTTATTTTGACTCATATTTCCAATCATGGTTATTCCTTGATGTGGAAAGGATGATTCAAGTAAACTTATTATCAATACTTCTGATTCAAAATCATCATAGGCATATCCCATATCCCCATCTAGTCCAATACTTGTTAAAGTATTGTTCATTAATGTAATACCTTCTGTTTTATTAGAAAAAACGAAACAATCATTCTCATATAATTTTCCAGATATTCTTTGAGTAGAATTATTTGTTATAAATATTGGTCTTCTAGTATTTTCAATAGCATTTGTATGCTCAAATGGATGTATTCCTTGTACGAATTGGTCTAATTTGCTACTTACACAAGCAACATTATTAAACAACTCTTTTAGTTTATCATCATAAACAGTACCATTATAAATGTTACTTACATCGAATTTCGAGCAATGTTCTGAATAATTATTAAACGGAAGCATAGCATCATTTAATACAATATCAGCATGACATTCGAAATTATAATCATTATATTGGACGGCATTATATAATACTTTTTTGAAATGAAATCCTTGCTGTTCTCTAGAAACAAAATTGTTTTTTGAGATTCCATTATCTTCAAAATAATTACCATCAATACTCAATCCATCTACATTGTTGACATATATTCCGCAAGCATCGTGACCTTCTATTGTACAACCCGTAATTTTAACATTATATCCGCAATAAATACTTATACCAACGTAAGCACAACCTTCAAATCTACATCCTATAAACGTTAAAGCGTTAGTCCATTGATAACCTCCATAAAAGTTATATCCACAAGGATGTCTGACATCAAATCCAGCAAAAGTACAATTTATAAACGTATTAGAGAAAGAATAGGTCATATATACGTTTGCTAAATTTGCAGAAGAAAAGATGCAATTATCAAAATATGATAATGATGTTAATGGCAAATAACACGCATAATCACATAAATTGTTAGCATCGATTCTTAAATTTCTCATTGTTATATTTAGCTCATTAGCGTCAGATGAAACTCCACCAGATTTTCCAATGACAAACCTTCTTCTTTTACCAAATGCTATTAACTCTGTAGTAGTTCCTACGTTGTCTCCATATAAATAAAACTTTCTCGCTACACCAACTTTAGTAGGAATAACCAGCTCTTTAGCTATATAATATCTTCCATGAGGAAAATAAATGGTCATAGGAGTTTCTTGCTTGTTTGCATTAACATGATTATATGCTAATAAGAATATTTCATTAATTATATGCGAACAATCTGTATTTAACACATTAATATATGGGTTAAACCATGAAACATTAATTGTTCCTAATTTATCAGTCAATGTTCCATCTATATGAGTATAGCATTTTATATCACCTGATAAATTTGTTTTGTTAAATACGATTTTACCATTATGTACTTTTCCTCCATTGAACTTAAGAGTACATCCTTCCTGCATTTCGATAGTCACACCATCTAAATCAAAATCATACCTAATCTCATATATGGTATTGCTCTGATTAATCATAGCTGGTGTTAGGATGTTTCGGAACTCTCTTTTGGTACTGTCAGTAATAGTACACACAACACCAGTAGTGCTTGCAGAGAATGTAGAAGAAGTTACGGAGCCGCCAGACTTTCTTGTAAGAGTTATGAGTGAAGCATCTACTGATACTTCATACTCTGTCATTGTCGCAGTAAGTTTTTCAGCAATTTTCTGTGCAACTAAATCGGTTGATGTCATGGTTGCTGTCACCATATCAACACTTACTTCAACTCCATTTATGGTAAACACAATTGCACCATCTACAGTAGGAATACTACCTACTATTATTTTTGTTACAGCCAGTGATACCAGTTTTATATTCTTGCGTAAGATTTTATAGCCTTTTCCTGAGAAAGAAAGAGGGTTATAAACACGATCTTTTAATGATAGCACATCTGTACCGCTTTCATTTATCCCAGATGTAATATCTTCTTCATCAGGTAAGTTCGTCACATTACCTTCAACAACCGTTCTATCACCAATTTCTTTTTTTAACTCCTCTAAAGAGGCTTGCACATCAGATGTGTTTGCTTTCTTTGACAAATCAAACAATAGATGTTCATACTTTTTCATGATGTTCTCTGTGTTAAACTTCACACCTGAAAACAATTCATCCCAGTATGTATCTCGTTGACTGTTTACACACCACGTTCCACGATCAGCATCCCAGTAATGAGCCCATCCATTAATAAGGCACCAATCACCATCTACGCCTCCTGCTGGATATTTTTGATTGACTGCATAGATAGTGAGGAATGTACCTTTGAAATGAGGAGAATTTGTATCATATACACCTTTTCCCATATGTTATAATTTAAAATTGTGATAAACTAATATATTTTTCTGCCAGGTCTGCTTCCTTCTTCGATGTTAAAAAAACAGAAATAGCTCGATATACAATATATTTCCTGGCTAATGGATGAAGAGCCGCTACCAGTTTCTCGCCATCATTTGTTTTATCAATACTAGCCATTGGTATGTATGAAAAACGTTCTATCCGATGGTCATAAACCTGATCTATACTTGTACCTTTTATTGGCTTCAGATAGCGTCCTGCAGTCCAATATACAATAACACGGTTTCCATATTGGTTCACACTTAACATGGCTTTTGGCTTCTGTGGTGTTCCCCTAGTCCATCTGCTAGCTTGCATTTGAGCTTCCTTGCTGGTTGGATCCATAAGTTCACGCACACTAGATTGCCAACTAAAAAGTTTCAATTCATATAGGCGAACAAAATCATTTGGAATCGTTAACTCTCCATGCCCATCAGTGAACTGAGTAATAATAGGATCATAATCCTGCTCATCACCAAGAGATACCTTCACAATAACAGGGGCTAACATTGCTTCTGGTGCTTGCAGCAGAATCTGTTGGGCTGCAGTCTCAATGGCTTGCTTCATTTCCTCGTCCGAGTCATCAGCAAAGATGTCGTTGTCTTCATCATGCTTCACCTCGTCCATGGCAATGCGCATTTCCTTCACAAGATCACTCATCAGTGCTTCCATAAGCAGCAATTATTAATTATAAATTATTAATTAAAACACGATGTCAACCCCAAGCTCCTTAGCCTTCTCCTTCACGCTTTCAGGCGATTTCAGCTTCCTTACATCCACCTTATAGGTCTTCTGGAGATAGTTCTTCGCCTTGGTGATATTCTCGAAGTGAAGGGCGTTCTCGTTCGTCACATGCTCTTCTTCATGCTTCTGCAGCTGCACCTCTTCGGGCTGACTCTCATCGATGATGCGCCCAGCCTTCGTTAGCGGATGCTTTCTGATGCAGTCTGCCACCTGCTTATTGTCCGTTAGATAAGAATAAGCATTGTTACTGCACCGTTCAAACTCCACACTTTTAATAAGTCCGCTAGGCAGAGTTACCACAAAGATGAGCATACTGTTTGCTACAAATCTATACATATCTTTTGTGTTTATGGGTGAAGGGATAGCGAGACCATTACAGCCTCAACTATCCCCGATTTTTGATATATGTTAGAAAACTATCAGCTCCCTTTGCTTTGATTAAGCTGCCTCCTGAATCTGCTCATCGGTCACACCGTCTTCGGTGAAGGTTGGACGAGATACACGGGCATGGGCATCAGGGAATGTCAGAACCCAGCAACTATACTCTTCCATAACCACACCTGCAGTGTTGCGAATCAGGAGATCTTTGGCGTTGAACTCGTTTCGTGACCATGTACCGAATACGTACTTGTCAAGATAACGAGCATCCAGGCAGAAGGCTCTACCATCCATATCCCAGGAGTTAAAAGCATCATGGCGATAGATGAGAATCTTAGTTCCCATGCTCTCGAACTTCTCAAAGTCGAGTTTCCATCCCTGGTAGTCCTTTTCGGTCTGTGTAATGATACGCTTGTTAGAGCGGAGGTTAGCAAATGCCTGATAAATCAGGTTGTCTACGAAGAGCAACTTGGTACGGCTGGAATTACCTGCACCCTTCAACATGGATGCAATAAACTGGGTCAACTCCTTCTCGCTAATCACATACTCATATACCTGCTTGGTCTCTTCCTTCGTACCGGAAGAAGTCTCATCAGGTACGGTCACTTTTACGGTTACAGGAACAAGAGTACCATCAGCCTGCTTACGCATCTTTGGCTCCCAGTGTCCAATCTGCAAATCCTTACCTGCTTCCCAGAAGATGCCACCCATGGTATAGACAAGACCTACATCCTTGCCACCGTTCGACATAGAGCGATAGCCAAACAGTCCGCTCAGCTCCTGACCTTGGCGCATATCGTCCATAGCCATCTTCTCCTGACGTGTGAAGTCCCACTGCACCTGGGTCTTGCTCATACGGTCGATAAGAGACTCCTCCACCTGCATGATGAACCTCTGGCAATATTGAAAACTCTTGTCAGGCATAGAGTAGTAACTACCAGTCTCTACCTCTTTTTCACCAGCTGCTCGTCCCAGTCGCATTACAACAGTACCTACAGCAATATCATCTGGAAGGTCTCTGTTTCCGCGTGCATTGTTCTTCTTACCGTTCAGCGCATAACATGTAGGGTTTCCGTCATTGTCTACCTCAGTTACACGCAACTGTAAAGGAATCATTTCGCTTCGGTCAGTACCATTGTCCTTAAAGCCCAGATAGCTGTTCACCATGATAATGTCGCCTACACCGAATACGGTAGGGTTCTCAACCTTCAAGGTCACAGAGCCACCATTTGTGGTTTTATTAACCTTTTCCGACAATTTTGTTTTGATTGGTCGCTGACCGATGGAATAATACTCGATGCGGTTACTGTCCACAGGAGTCATTCGCTTCGAGGCTCGAAGAATCTGGTCGATTGGGCAACTCTCCAGCTTCATTTCCACCACGGTAGGGTTCACATGAGCCACATAGTAGTCCCAGTTGTTCATCTTCTCCTGCTGCTCCTGGCTACCACCCTGCCACTTTGGACCCGTGCCACCTACACCTGGGCCGTCTGTTGGACCTGTAGGGCCACCGCCACCTTCACCTGCTGGAATATTAGGAGGAGTTTCTGCCATAGCATAAGAGCTGCCACCACTCAGGATCATGACGAAAATCGCCATCATGAATCCAAACCATTTCTTAAACTGTTTCATAATCTGCTAATTTTTAAACTATTAATTATTAATTATAAATTCTTAATTGAAACCTACATGCCAACCATCTTGCTGTACACCTGTTCCGTCCGGCTCTTCTCCTTTGGAAGTGCAGGAGTACCACCGCCACCATTGATGTTGATGTTCTTCTTGCCACCCTGTCTTCCATCGTGAAGCTGCTTCTGCTGGTCTATTTTCTCGTTCTTGCCACGCTTATAGCCTCGCTCCTCAGCATCAGAAACAGCCTTGTCAAAGTCTTTGATCTGGAAGAGGCGCAAGAAGTCTGCCTTCTTCAAGTCATACCGGGCAGCTCTCCATACGAATCCATCATCATCATGGTCTTCGCCATCCTCGCTACGCTTGTACATCCATTCTATCAGGTCATTGATAGACTCAGGCTTAATCTTGGCTTCCTTCATGGCTTCATCAAGTTCCTTATCCTCTTGCTCCATGTTGGCTGCAAGTTTCTCCTTGCCCTTGGCTAGCTTCTCACTCGCATCGAGTTTTTCCTTCTCGCTAGCCTTCAAGCGTTTCCTTGCCTCCTCGTCACCATTGATAGCTTCGATGTAGTCCTGACCCAGCTCGTCTATCAGGTAGTCAATAAGGTTAAAGTCGCCACCATCAGCATTTTTCTTGGTCACAAGACCTGTCACCAACCCAGGAGCATGAGGATTTTCTTTCAGCATATTGTTGAAGTCGTCCATCTTTTTCTTGCTTTGGTCGTACTGGTCGTAATCGGTCGCAATTTGGTTAAAAACAGCCTCATCATCGCCCATATTCAGGTCGGGATAACGCTGAGCAAGACGCTCTCTGAAAGAATCTCGCTTTGATTTAACATTCTGATTATCAATCGTTTCTTTTGCCATAAACGTTCATTTTTAATATTTGTGTGCTAAATTAAGGAAAATTTCGCATTACTTTGTGATAAGTTCTGCATCTCGTTGAATTAATTTTGTTGCATGAAACATCTAAATTCCATATCCGAAATTTACCTTAAAAGAGACCAGGAAATGTTTCTGCTCTTTCGTAAGGCCAAGAGGATGGTAGAATATCCTACCACCATGGCTAAGATATGCGATTACATCGCCCAGATGCCTGCCTCTTGTTATTATCTGGCTGATAGCACTGCCTATCGGTATATATGCAAACGCATCAAGGGCGAAAAGCCTAAGTTCGGAAAATACCAAGCTATGAAGGAAAAACTCTTCGAAGCCTTCTATCAGGACTTCCTGCGCCTCCGGCAGATGGATCAATACAAGAAATACAATACCAAGAATCTTGTGTATGTGTGCCTGGATCTCCCTGCGCCCAACTTGGGCATGGCTCCTCGCTACATACAGATGAAAATCAACAATCATCTCCGCAACAAGAAAACATCATTCATTACTCGATAAATCTCTTCTATTATGCGTACATTATATATAACACTCCTCATCATCCTCCTGATGGCTTTCATCATTCCGCTTCATGCCTCGCTGGCTGTATCTCCATCATCGCCATTATACACCCATTTCGTCTATATGTTCGGTCATGCCAACTTTATACACTTTGGTATCAACGGCTGGTGCATATTGATGGTTCATCATCAGTTTCGCTTCCATCGCCTACTGGCTGCATGGCTCTGCTCCGTATTGCTGTCGTTCATATACTATCCGGAATTACCTGTTTTGGGTGCATCGGTCATCATATCCTTCTTCATGGGCTTCACTGCTCCGTGGCTCTACCGTAGAAAGCGCCTAGCCTTCTGCCAGATGCTCCTCCTCTTGCTTATAGGTTGCCTCCTCCCTCATATAGCTGGCATCTACCACCTCATCCTCTTCGCCCTAGGCTTCATCTATGCCAAGGCAGAGAGTTTCGTCCACAGAGCCAACACCCTAAAAATATAGGAGGCAAATAAGCAAGAACAACATATCATAAAGTTCAAATCTCAAAGTTCAAAGTAAATAATGCCAGTAGCAAAGTCTTCATTAAAGGTACGACCTCAGCAGCAGATTTCCGATAAGAAACTCAAAGAGCTTTTAGAGGAAGATAAGAGAAGGCTCACAAGCCTCCTCGCAAGCTATCGTCCCATTACTGGAGAGAATGCCCCTGGACTTCGATTCGAGTGTGTCATTGAGGATTTCTTGAAGGGCAAGAAACTTTGGCTTCCGGTAGAAATGTTGAAGGAAAAGAAGTTTTGCGCCATCATCAAGTGCGGTTCTATCTCTGCCTTCTGCGAGAAGTACATGGCAGACCTGGATCAAGAAAAGGCACGCGATGCAGTATTCCGCTATCTCATCCGTCTTCGCTGCAAGCACGATTTTTATTTCTTCGCCTACGCCTATGCCAGAATCAAAAACAAGGATGGTGGCGATGATATACCTTTTCTTCTTCGCAATGCCCAGATTAAGTTAGCCAAGGTCTTCGAGCAGTTGCGCCTTCATAGTCAGTACCGCTATATCCGTGTCATTCTCTTGAAGTGTCGCCAATGGGGTGGTTCTACCCTCACCGACATCTACATGGCATGGCTGCAAATCTTCTGGAAGACCAACTGGAACAGCAACATCGTGGGTCACCAGTCTTCTTCTGCTACCCAGGTGTTCGATATGTACGAGAAACTTATCAACGCCATCCCTACATGGCTCTTCTACGACATCGGGCAACCATTCAAACCTGATACTCGCAAGTTGAAGACTTCTGGCACCATTCAGAACATCAAGTACCTCATCCCTCGTTCCTGCAAGATTCAGACTGGTTCGGCTCGTAACCCTGAGTCCTGTCGTTCCGGTGATGCTGCCCTCGCACATATCACCGAGGAAGCCTTCTTCCCGAATACTACTGAGTGGACCCCGGCAAAGGTTATCAAGGCTGCTTCTTCATCCATCCAGCCAGACCCTCTTACCTTCATTGTCCGTGAGTCAACCCCTAATGGTCGTGAAAATGAGTTCCATGATGCTTGGGTAGCTGCCAACTCCGTGGATAAGGATGGCAAACCTCTCTCTGCTTATACGCCTGTCTTCGTGGCATGGTTCGAGATTGAGAAATATGTACTCCCATTCGCCTCCGAGGATGAGCGTGCCGATTTCATCATCTGGCTGTGGAAGAATCGCAATGACGAGCAAGGTCATGGAAAGTATTATTGGTGGCTCTACGAGTGCAATGGCGCTTCCTTCGAGGGCATCCATTGGTACATCGAGAAGTCCAAGGAGTATGAGACTCTTGACGATATGCGTCAGGAGTTCCCTTCCGATGATGTGGAAGCCTTCCTCTTCTCCGGCACAACAGTCTTCGACCCTTATAAGTTGAAGGAAATGGAAGAGGACTGCAAGGGCATCGAGCCTATCATGGTGGGCGACATCGAGGGAGATTCCTACGATGCAGCCGACCCTGCTTGCATGAACAACATCCGTTTCGTAGAGCGTTCCGGTGGACCTCTCAAAGTTTGGGCTGGACCCGACAACTCCGAGATTGTCAAGCATCGTTACATTGTAGCCTGCGATATTGGTGGTTCACATAAAACCTCCGACTTCTCCGACATCGTGGTGCTCGACCGCTACGATGAAATCTATGGTGGTGTTCCCGAGATTGTAGCCGAATGGCATGGTCACTGCGATGCCGACCAACTCGCCATGCGTTGCGCCCAGATTGCTCATTTCTTTAATGATGCCTTCCTGGTTATCGAGAACAATACCGCTTACTCTCGTATGAACAATACCGAGGGCAACCAGTCAGAGCTGTTCTTCCCTATCCTCATCCCTCTCTACAGTAATCTGTATAGTGCCTCTCAGTCCAAGTTGAAGAAGGTGAAGAACATTGAGACCAAATGGGGATTCAATACTAACAAGGCTACCAAGGTGGCAGTAGTGAAGACCATGGCATGCATCATCCGAGACGGTGGCTATATGGAGCGTGAGCTTGCAGCCATAGATGAATGCACCTACTTCCTCTATTACAAGCAAAACGACTGCTACGGTGCCATAGCCGGAAAGCATGATGACCGAGTGATGGCTAGAGCCATTGCCCTCTACGTAGAAAAGGACATGCCTGCCCCGGAAATCATCCAATTCCGTTCCAAGTCCGATATAGAGCGAGAACGCCTCCGCAACCGCCCTCCAGTAGTAGCCGAGTTAGCCGGAATAGGTGGCAGTTAAATAGGTAGCAGCTAAGATAGCCCCCCCTCAGGTCTCTCCCGGCTCTCCTCTAAGGCTAGCCCGGTGCCCCCTCAGGTCTCCGTCCCCCCCCCTATGAGCCTCCGTTCCAGGCGATTCCATCGCCTGGTCCCAATAAGTAAGTAACAATTAAAATCAAGAAAAAATGAAAAAAGTTTATCAAAATCATCTTCGCAAGATGCTGATAGCCATCTACCAGCCAGTAATCACTCGTTTCGAGCTTCTCCGCTCCACTCGCATGTGGCAGAAAGGCGTAAAAGCCACCCTTGCCAAGTACCAGGAAGGAGGCGCTCCACGCTTCTACATGCTCTACGACCAGTCGCATAAAGATTTTGCAATCATGACCTACGATCCTAACAGAAAGGATATGCTCGCATATCGAAGATTAGTCCAGCTTGGCAAATGGAAGGCAACACGCTACTTCCATAACGTAGAAGACATCAAGGCTGCATCCTACTACTACACCCCATCCAAGTGGGGAGCAATCGGCTGCGATGCCGACAACAAGGTCAGAGCAAAGAAGTTGAAGCAATGGCAAGAGTATTACATGTATCGTGTTTCCGTCCCGATGGAAAAGCTACGTTCCTACAAGAAGAAACATGGAATCTCTTAACCCTACACAAAAAAAGGAAGAGAAAGCCATCACGGTTTCCTCTTCCTCAACCTTTTTACCTATGAACTAAAAAACTAACAATTTACTAACTAAAAAACTTAAAGTCTATATACATGAACCTAAGAACGTTAACATTTTTATGTAGCTGTAGATGCCGATGGCAAAGCAGCCAAATCATTTGTACCACCGTTTCCATCTTTCAGATGTGCAGCTGGCGTACCAGTCTGCTGTTGCCCTGCTCCGGCAGTAGGCATTTCGCCATTTGCTTGCTGCTGCGCTTGCATGGCTTCTAGCTTCTCCAACTGCTCCTTGAAGTACTTCTTCATTCTGTTCGTACCAGGGAATTGTCCTACGGTCAGCATCGTATATGGGTCCATCTTACCGCTGGTCATGAAGTTCCAAGCCATATCGTTGTTCGTGGCTCTGATGATTGGGCTGTAAGCATCCAGGTCGATGGCTACGTCCAGATCCATATCCCTCATGGTCTCCGGATTGAAATGTATCTCGAAGTCATCCCCGGTCAGTTTCACGCTGTCCGATGCGGTACAGAACTCCTGAATCAGGTACAGCTTCTTCTTGGCGATTCTCACCTTGTAGTTATTGAAACTCTCCACGAAGTCCTGAATGGTGGTAGATGATGCCTCTCTCTCCAGCTGATACTGCTTACCGCTGGTGTTGCGATGCTGTCCCTGCAGAGCACCCTGCACGCCTGTACCCTCTCCTGCCATCGTCTTGGCAAAGTTCACCATGAAGTCTACTCCTGCCGGAATACTCTTGTTGACCAAAGTCTGCGGTGGTTTACCTCCATTCTTGGAGTTCCACAAGATAATACTATCCGTTTTGGTATAGTTCACCTGCATTTCATCAATGCTCTGCTTCTCGCTCAGAGCATTCTCGTCCACAAGCATCGTACCCTTGGCACCATTCGCAACGATGAAGTTGATCATCATCATGTAGTGATTCAAGGTGCGCTGGTTGTTCTCGGCACGCATAGAGAAACTTCTTACCTCACCGTTCAAACAAGGATATGCCACGAAGGTATATGGCATGATGGAAGTTCTGAAACCGTCTCTCAGCACATAGTAAGGCGATTCCCTGGCATCCAGCAGATAGCCATTCGGGGTAAGGTATCTTCTGAACCAATAGGTCTCAGCCTCAGCCTTCATTTCGATGGTTTTCAGCTCCGATGGGTCTACATAATAGATAGGATCACCGTTCTCATCAAGTACTGGCAAACCGTTCTCGTCCTTCATGATGTTGGCTTCCTCCAGCTTCCGCTTCTTCTCCTCGTAGAAGGCTCGTTGGTCGGGAGAGGCATAGCCACATGTCCCGGCATCCCAGTCATGCACCCAGATGGCTGGTCTGGTTTCTTTCGTCCATATCTCCAGTACCCTGTACTTGCCGATTACTGAAGAATGAGTGAAATCGTCTATCCCGGCATACTGTGCTTCACCGTTGGGGTGATAAGTCTGCTCAGGAGCGAAATGATGCTGTGTCTGCAGATAGATCTCGTTCAGTTTGTCCACCTCAGCCTTGCTTCCGTCCGTGAAGGTCGCGATAATCTCTCTCCAAGTCAGGTCATGAGCCTCAGCAATAAATTCCACATCGCTCAGGTCATACTTGAAGAAAGGTGGCAAAGCAAGTTTGAAGATGTCCACCATATAGTCAAAGATGCCATTCTTCCCATCCTTTCTGCCATAGTAGGTTTTCATGCCCACAAAGGCGAAGACACAGAAGGCATAGAACATTCTGGCATCCAACTCTTGTCTGTCGTTCATGTTGTCGTTCTGCCGAAGATACTCATTGAAGAAACTGATATAGTCCTCCTCGTTGGGGTCTACGGCACTGCAAGAGGCTGTACTGCGTTGCTGGCGTACAAGTCCTACGAGAGATAGCAGCTTGTCGCCTATCACGTCATATTCCAGTATAGGCATACCTTTCATTTCCATATACTGACGGATGCTTATCTTTCTGCCGTTCCACTCTATCAGCTCTTCCAGCTGTCTGCCCATCACGAAGTCCTGTGCTCGTTTCCATTTCTTTCTCAGCTCTGCGCCATCATAGAAATATTGACAAGCCCATTCTATCAGCCGAAGGTTGCTGTCTGTCTGGGCAAACCGCTCCCGGCTCACTCCCTCCAGGGAGTCAGGTCCAGGTTCAGCATAGTTCGAAATATCATTTATAACACGATTATCTGGCATAATTCTTAATTTTTCGTCAAAAATACCGCCTTTTTCCCGATTCTTAGTGATAAGTTGCGCAACTTAACATTACTTTCTCATATTTTACCCTTATTTTTGTTCCGCAATTCTTTTAAATGTAGAATTTCTAATATATTAGATAGTATGAGTAAATCAATCAATGTTCACGAAGCCTGCGTCATCACAAAGGATGATAAAGGCAACCTCTCCCTGGTAGGCAAGGCTAAAGAAGCCCTCACCACCTTGAAGAAGAATAAGGTTTCCGTCTGCATTCTCCTCTGCGACAACAAGAAGGAGGATGTGGAGAAGTTCCTTAACGAAAATAACGTGCCTTTCGCCTCTCTCTCCACCAAGCAAGAGACTGATAAGGATGGCAACACCGTGCATGTTGACCCACCAAAGGCAGATGTAACCATCATGCCAAGTTCCAAGGTCATCACACTTCGAGGCGAGTGGCAATGGTGCTTGGATGATATTGCCCAACGTCTTTGGGGAGATAAAAAGAAGGAGAATCCAAAGAGTGAGCAGCAGCGCATGGATGACAGCATGGCTGATTACATACGCTGGGCATCACCAAAGAAAAAAGAACCAGATAATGCATCTGGTACTTCTATCGGATAACATCGCTCCAACATCTTCAAAATACGATTTTCATCTTTTTATAAAAAATATAATTTATTTGGAATTTAGAATTTTACGACTATCAAAAAGGGACTCGCTGTGAAGCAAGTCCCTTTTCTTTTTCAGAGTTTAGAGTAAGCCCTCGTAGCTTTTATCATGCCGGGCTACTCCATTCCGTTCAGAGTCTCAAGCAGCTCCTTTCTGGTCTTCCGGATCTCCACCAGTTTGGCAGCATCGTTTTGACCGTCCATTTGCTTCTTGGCTTTGTTCATCTTCTTCTTGGCTGCAGAGATAGCCTTTCTTGCTGCAAACAGTCGCTTGTTGGTCTTGCTGTTCTTGAAGGCATTTGCCTTCGCCTTGTCAACATCCTTCAAGCGCTGATACTCCTGATAAGTCTCCATGGTTCCGTTCCAGACGTTCTGTATTCTCCAGTCCTCCGTCACGTCCTCAGCCTTAGCCTTCATCAGGTACTTGCTTTCAGCCTTCTCCATTTCCTTCAAATCTTCATCACCATTCAGATAGCCCTGCACCATGTCAAGAGCCTCCTTCTGGGTGAAAGCCTTGTACTCACTCTGCGAGAGGAATTTCTTCATCTTCTGTCGCATCTTCTTCTTTTCCGTGATGCTCTTGGCAGCATCAAAGCGTTTACTAGCCTCCTGTAAGGAAGTCACTCCATCGCTCATTTCTGCACTCTCCAGTGCCTTCACCGAACCGATGGCAGCTTTAATCTGAGCCTCAGGATCAATACCATTGCGCTGGCAGCTCTGATAAGTCATCACCACGCCCTCCATGTCACCGCTCAGGATAAAATCCTTGAAGTAACTCTGAGCTTTCCATGGAGAGAAACCCTTGCTAGATGGGAAGAAGAAATCCACCGCCTTGAACTCCTTGTTCTCCTGACTAGGAATTAGGAAAGGTGCCCAGTACAAAGCATCCTTGTAAAGCAGTCCGATGGTCTTGCCATACTTGCGCTGGATTTCCTGATCCGCATGGCTGGCTTGGAAATCGCTCAGATAGTTTATATCGTCCAAGGTCATTCTCACCATAGGGTTAGCCTTACCTATCATTCGCTGTACCATAGGTCCAGGGAACTCCAGTTCTCCCTTATGATTGAAAAGGTATTCCGGAACCTCACGGAACTGCTTACCGTGTCTGATATACATTTCCGTACCATCCGCATATCTGCCTAAGAAGATCTTGCTCTGCTGACCAAGGCTGTTGCCTCTCATCAGATAGTCATACCATTTCATACCATCAGGATAAGCCAATTCGTAAGGACTACGATAACTAGGATTGGTCTTCCTGATCTCCTCAGCCTTCTTGCGCTCCTTCTCCTCGTCCAGCGCACGGAAAGCAGCATTGATGCCATTGGCAATACCCTCATAAAATACCATGAATCCGATACCATAACAGAGCAAAGCCGAAATCTGTCTGCTTCTTCTACCTTCATCCTCCGGTGTAAGTTCCTTATGTTTGAGCTTCTTGTAATACTGTTTGAAGTTCTCAAAGGTAGCCTCATTCCAGATAGAACCAAATCCGGTTAATGCCAGAAAGTGTCGAGTAGTAGAAGCATTCCAGTCTGGCGAAAGAAGAACTCGTCCGGCATAGCGCAAGGTTCGATGGCTGGCTCCCAACACATCCCAGTGCTGACCGCCAAACATATCGTTCACAAACTGACCGTCCTCATCCAATGCCCGGCTCAGTTCCTCCTCAGTCCATCCCTTCTTCTTGGCACGTTCCTTGGTCTTGTCTGCCCTCATACGATAGGTAGCAAGTTTCAGTCCGTCATGAAGGAAATCCCACAAAGCTACATCCATACCCTTATTGATGAGAGAAAGCATCTGCGTTGCCACCTTCAATGGCATAGAAGCCTTAGCCACCGTTCCGGAAATTCCATTTCCGTCCTTCAACTTCTCCTGCACCTTCATCATTGCATCGCGCATATTGTCGAACATGTTCTGCACATCTGCAGCTGCATAGTCGTTGGTCGCTCCAAACTTCACCAAGTGGGTAGCAGCCTCTTGGAAGTCCTCAGGATTGGCAAAGCAAGGCAGCTCATGGTTCTTCATCGTATCTACAAAGATATACTTCATAAAGTTGGCCATAGCCTTCTTAGGTCCAAACTCCACCATGTTCTGAACCATATAAACCTCCGTCAATGCTCCGGCATGGAAACCGCTAAAGCCCAACTCCAGTTTCTTGGCACTCGAAGCAAGCGTATCAAACGTCTTCCAGAAAGGAGAAGACTGATAGGTCTCGAATACTACACCGAATCGGTCTCCGGCACTAGCCTCGCTATAGATCACCTTTTCGTTGTCAGTGATAGGATTCTTCACCTTCACTTGCTTTGGAGATACATTATATACCCATACAGGTCCTACGCCCGGAATCTCAAAGTACTTATATTGCTCCAAATTGAATGGAGCAGAAGAAGAAAGTAGTGGATCACTAGAAATCACATCTCCTTTTTCATTCCGCTCAATCACGTTCAGTCCGGTCAACTCCTGCAACATGGTCTTGTTTGCCCAAGCCTCAATATTACTTCTGCTGTAGTAGGCCATCATTTTCGTGATGTCGGTAGTCTTTGGCACAAGTCCGGCATAAATACCTTCCATTAATGTACTGATGGTTCTCGGCTTCTCATTCGGACTCTTGGTGCGCTGCCTATTCTCCACAAAGGTAGCATACGCCTCAGGATCAGATTTCTCTTTATCCCAAATATGATTTACGTAGTCAACATTATAACCAGTGCCAGCTTTCAAAGTATGATTATCCATCAACCAGTCGTAGGTATAGTTATACCAGTCACGGATGGAATCAATGGCAGACTGCATTTCAGGAGAAAGTTCCTTATAATTGATACGTCCAGGCACTACCCTCTCTTTTACGAGTTTCAAAACATGCTTACTGAGGATGTCCGTTCCATCAATAGGCACAAAACCTTCCTCGCCCTGGTGATTGGCATTAATTGCCTGAGCCATTTTGCTTGCTACCTCGCTCACAGCCTTAGGATCATCGTATACTTCAATCTCCTTGCCTTTTCTTATCACTGTATGCTTCTTTGCTGTCTCGGTAATCAAGTCTGTCACGTATGGTTGGATAGCCTCAACATCAGCTGGCTGAATATGGATATGTCCCTTATCAAAGACACCAGTGGCATTCAGATTGTGCGCCATGTCACGCAAACGTCTAGGAGCCTCTATTATATAAGGTATAGTCTCGGCAAGTTTTTCTGCCCTGTTTTTCTTTCCCTTGTAATCAGAAAGCAACTTGTCATAAACACCGCTACCAGCCATCTTCTCGATTCTGTTCTTCACATCATTGATATAGATGGCATCGTCTGCACTAGCCTCCTCCATGTTCTTTCTACGATGGATAACGGCATGCTTAACGGTCATTGCTGCACCTTCCTTGCTCACGTCCGTACTGGTCACCTCAGCCAAGTCCTGCATCACTCGCTGCTCCAGGGCATCAGCCTCCGGATTGGTCTCTGCCGGGTAAATCTTACCCTCATATAAGTCCAGGTCGGCATCGTTCTGTTCGTTCAGTTCGTGTCTTGTCAACCAGTCCTCGTACTTCTGTCTAGCCTCGTCCTGCTTTGCTTTTTCAAACGAGAACATATCAGGCATAGGGTTCTCCTTGTCGGCCATGGCATCGTTCCACTTCTCCCATTCCTTGTAACGAGAGAAAAACGCCTCGTCCGTCTCGCCTTCCTTGCGTTCCGGCTTAATCGGCATTTCGTCACCCTGCAGATGATGGCTGTCACGCCATTCCTTGTTAAGGCGTTCCCATTCCTTCTTGCCCTCGGCATCCTTGTCGAAGTCGTAGAACATAGGTGGCTCTGGGTCGTTCTCGTCCTCTCTGGCTTCCTTCCATCGCTTCCATTCCATCACTCGCTTCATGTATTGGATGGCACTCTCACCCTTCTTCTGTCTCGGCTTGCCCTTACCAGCACCATCAGATAGCGCATCCTTGATTTCAGCATTGCTAGCCTGCTTCATCAGGACTTCCTGCTTCTCCTGAGGCATTTCGTCCCAAACGTGCAGAGCCTTGCCAGCCTTCATCAGGTAGTATCTCAAATCCTTGTCATTGAGAAGTCCCGGCACCCGAACACCCAGTTTCTTCAATACCTTGATAAGATAATGCTTAATCTTAGTCCACAGAGAAAAGTCCTCAGCAGTCTTAGGACCCTCCTCGGCAAGATGAGCGATATACTCCTGCGTTCCCACATTCATGCGGTCAGGGTTCTTCCAGTCCGGATCATATTTATTGGCAAAGTCAATTATCTTGCCTCGAACATCCTTACTTGCAGAACGGTAAACGAAGTTGGCGAACTTTCTCACGCCATCTTCACCACCAAGAAGTACTTCCATACCCTCATGGCCTATCTTCTCATGGAGCACGGTTCTCTCAGCCTCGTTGGCATCAGAACAGTTAGGCAGATAAACGTGAACGGTATGAGTCTCAGGGTCGTACCATCCCTTGGCTCCCTGCTCCACCTCTGAGCGATATTCCTCAGGCACATCATCCAAAGAAGAATAAACTGTAGCCTCAGCACCACCCAGCTTATTGGCTGTATTCACCACTGAATCAGCAACTTTTCGCATATTTTCTATAGCAATACCTTCGGAATTACCCAAAATATCACCAAAATTATGCTTCAATAACAAATTTTCTTCTGAAAATTGATTGTTTTCAAAAGAATTTATTACCTTTGCAATGCGTTTGAGGGAAAGACCAACCGAGTGCACGTTGGATGCATTGTTCGTCAGCCACTCAGACGCTTTTTTCGTATCTGCCCATCGGCAAAGATTCTTATCCAGTCCCAATCCATTTGGATTTTTACTGTCAAACCAGTTAGCAATTCTCACACTACTATCCTTACCATAAAGGCTGATAATACTGTTCACCTCTGCATAATTGCGTCCTCTCAGTTTGCGAAGACCAAGAACAGCAATAATGGAATGTCCCTTACCATCCTTCAACTCTGTAAGAATAACCTTACGTCCATCCTCATACTCACTATCAAATATAGCTACCGGGCGTTGAATGGCTACAGGAAGATTCTTCACAGAGTTCAAATCAAACGGATGATTGCTCTTGTAGTCTTTGCTCGACTTTACTTCAAGAGTTCTGCTAGAAAGTTCTATAGGCAAATCTTCGATTCCTGCAAACTTCAAGGCAGAGCTAGGCTTACCCAACTGATAATTGTAGCCCTTAGGCAAAGTTCCTGCTATCTGCTTATCCAAAGCATCGTTGAAGGCATTATTTATGCTTCTCTGCTCTCTTACGAAAGGAACGGTATCACCAAGTGACAATTTTACATTATTCTTACCGCCCCATTCCTTGAAAGCGTCCTTGGTCATTTTCACGTTCACGAACTGAGCCTGCGGAAACTCCTTCTTCAACTCCTCCATCTGAGCCATAAACTTCTCCTTAGTCTCAGGAGCCTGCATTCCCGATTCTACGGTAGTGATAGGCACACCCAGCTTGGCCAACTCCCTCACCTGGTTAGGAGTAACCACGTTCCAAGGAATAGCCAGCCCAGTACCCTCCAGCTGCTCAGCGATACTCTCAGCAACCTCAGAATCAGGAACCACTCTCACTGCCTTTCTCCAGCGAGAAAGCATCACGCTTCTCTGTCTATCCTTCGGCAACAAACCATTTACGGAACCTGAATGCCAAGGCACAAGTCCCACGGCATCCTTCGCACCCTCAGCACGATAGCCGCTTGTCTTCTCGCTCTCCGGAATCTCCCATTCCACAACCTTGATATTACCTCTGGCATAAGCCCCGGTAAACTGGTCGTTCATCATCGAAGTGGAAGTATGCATATAAGGATTGTAGGCAGCACGCACAGGACCTTCTCCTGCCCCAGGGTTCTTGTCGGTCTTCACAAGTTGGAACTTTCCGCCCTTCACAAGGTCCGGTCTCTCATCAGCCCCCATCCAGGCACCAATCTCTGTAGCATCAGTACGCTTTCCGTCAATGATGGCAGCCATAGGCGAGTAGAGCTTACCATCCACCTCCTGCATTCCGCTATACATCCGGAAAGTCTTCTCCTTATTCAGCCTATCCAGTTCCTCCGGCTCAGTCACTCGATGAAATCGGATTTCATTATTGCTATTGATAGCTTCATTAAAGGCACGCTTGCGGTCACCTTCCTTTTCCGGATCATAGTCATACAGAGACAATCCTGATTCTTCGAGTCCCTTGCGCACATCCTCACCCAAATTGTTAGGCACAACAGCAGCCACAAATTCATTAAGATGAACAGGACGGTTAAACTTGGTCTCGAAATAAACACTCTTCAATTCGTTCTGCACAGCATTCTTAAGAGAATCCAGCTTCTTCATGAAGGAAGGAGTAAGAGTGATGCCATATTCTTTCTTGGCATATTTCTTAGGATCAGGCTGCGATACGATGTCATGAAGACGTTGCTCGCCATAGAACACATCATTATACAAAGACTTGGCAAGGTCATAATAAACCTCACTCCATTTCTCGTAAAATTCTTCCTTATCCTCATTGGAAGACAATTTATCCTTGTTCGCACGCATTTCATCTGTAGAATCAACACGACTAGCCAACTTGGCGATAAAGCTGCCAAACGAGGTATATTCACTTCCATTGGTCTGCCCATTTGCATCTTCTCTCATAGCCTTTGACACATTTTCAAGAGTCTCAGGCACATACTTTCGGGAACCATCATTCTTATAGCCACGGAAGATACGGTTCTTCGTTCCGAACTCATCCAGTTTGTTCTCCTGCCATCTGATGTAATCATCATAAAGACCATTCTTGTTGACGTAATTACTAGCCTTCACCTTAGACAGATAGAAGTCATACTTCTTGGTGTCGTTGTGTTCCTTCACAATATCCTCAACAACCTTCTTTATATCCTCTTTCTTTGGATTGCCATCCTCATCAAGCAAGGTTGGTTTATAGTCACGCTCAAAGATTTCCTTAGTCTGTTTTCTTACTTGTGGATTGAGAGAACTCATCTTAACACCAGTCTCTTCATATATCTTTCTTCTCACCTCCAACGAAATCTTTCCCCGTATAGGGTCAACGATGATATGCTTAGCGAGACCTGTAACCTTTTCATTCAGTTCAGGGTCAGTATTCATACTATTCAGAATGTCCTCGGCAGTAGGATGGTCTTTGATAATTTCTTTCCAGCGATAATCAATTCTAGAATCATACTCCTTAATGTCAATACCCTTTTCCTTTAGATACATCAACTCCCAAGCAGGAGCATTATTGTTGCTCAGGGCATCCTCTGCCTGCCTCTTAATCTCAGCCTTAGCTTCACTTGGGTATTCAAGACTATCAACCCAGTCATTAAACTTTTGTCTGCCCTTCTCGCTCATTTCACGCTCTACTGAAGGATAACGCTGAGTATAGGCATCAGTTATCCAAGTACCACCTGTCTTGCCAGTACGCTTATCCACAAGAGCAGAAGGAGCGATGAAGGAAATCTCTCCAAAGTTATCATGAGCACTCTTGCTTGTATCTATCACTGCCAAAGAAGGGTTGGCCAAACCACCCAGCTTCAAAGCCTTTCTCAGCTTCTCCTCGGTAATATTATGCACTCCAGCAAGAGTTTTATCATCTTTCTTAGCCTTCTTCTCGTTCAGCACAGTACGTGGGTCCACACTATTCGCCAAGTCCCTCAGTACAAGATTACGAATATCCTCCAAGGTCATTTTTTTAATATCTTCTGGCTTCCACTTTGTAAATGTATCAAGAGTCCAATACCAGAACTTCTTCAACCAATTCTTTAATCGGTTGATGATAGTAAGCTCTTTAGCAGTGTCTAACGGATTCTCCTTAATGGCTTCCTTCGCCATCTGTTCCAAGATGGCAGCACCGTCCTCACCTGTCAAACGAGCAAAAGCCTCATCGCAAATCTCATCATCGCTCAAATGCTTATAGTTAGGGTCCTCCTTCAAGTCCCTAAACAGTTGTGTCTGCTTAATCAACTCATCGCCATGGGCAATAAGCTCCGGATTCATTTCCTTTGCAGCAGTGCGCCAAAGATGCTGGTACTCATGGATAGGAGTATTAGCATTCAGATGCTCCTGGTTCAGTACAATCGCCTTGCCATCAGTGTAGCCGTAAACTACACCCTTACCCTGCGCAAACTTCGTATGATCAACTATCTTCATATCCTTTGGGTTGAATATTACATAGTTTGTATCACCTTTCTCAGCACCACCCATGATGGTTCCAGCAGGATATTTGATTCCAGTGAAGCCTAGAGAAGAAAGAAACCGACTTGCAGCCTTTGGACTGCCCATCCATCTAGACAAACGATTGTACACAAATCGTATATCATCTTCCACATTCCCATTGTCATAGGTGGTTCCCCTAGTTAGAGCATGAGTCTTCACAAGGAGTGGAATCATCTGCTCCTTGTCTGCATTCTTAATGTAATCATACAGCAGAGTTCTGAACACAATATCCTTTGAAGCCATATCATCAAGGGTCTTAGAATCCAAGCCATAAAGACCTTCAATTATCTTTGTTGCAACCTCAACAGAAGGTTTCTTCTCCCATTCCAAATAGTTACTGCCATTATCCTCAGGAATATTCACCTCATAGAGATTGCGATTTGTGGTTGGGTTTGGGTTGAACCAATCTTCTGGTTTAGTTGATACAAACCAATCATATTCTTCTTTCTTTGATATGTTTGATTTATCATTGTCTGAAATTTCAAGCAAGGTGTTTTTGACATAATTATAGTCTCTAATTCCACCATCAAACAATGTTGCAATCAAATCAGTGAAAGTTTTTTTGTTTTTGCCTACATATTCTACATCTTTGTCTGGGTCATATTTGATACTAGCATAGTCCTTACCTATCTTCTTTGAAGAGGTAACATAGCCGCCCCAACCGAACACTTGGGAGCCAGCACCCTCGCTCATGTGGTCGAAGTCAAACTCAGAAAAGTTAGCACCACTACCATGGTAAGTACGCAAAAATCTCACTCCCGGCTCAGCAACAGCTTTCAACTGTCTATCCAAATCCTTATATTTCGCAAACAAGGAATCAAGCTTATCTTGATATTTCTCAACAGCTTTATAATCAAACTCCCTCCAAACATCATCAGGAATATCGTTTTCAGAAGCCAGTACATGCTCATCCATGTACTCCTTCATCAGCTGATTTTGATACTCCTTACGTTCCTGCCCGGTTAATTTATAAGCCTCCTCTGTCTCCTTAATCTGCTTCTTCAACTCATTCCTCTTATTGGTCTGCGCATCAATCTTATAAGGGTCAAACTCAGAAGGGAAAGAGCCTGTAAGCCCAGCCACATTGTCCTCAAAACTCTTGTCAAGATTGAAGACCTTGTAGTTACCCCACATCAGCTTATTATAGTAAGAACGTTCCTTTCGAGCCAGCTCCTGCTTCTCAAAGTACTCCGGCATCTTGTTAGGATTGCTCATATCCACCACGGCATACTGCTTCCACTTATCCGGACGCAACTCCTTGGCAAAGTTATAAGCATTCTCGGCAGCCTGCTTCTCCTCCGGTGTTTTGATCTTAAATCTCATTTCAGGCTGATTCAGCAGCATGGCAAGATTCAGGTTATCCTGCGCCTCAGCCACCTTCTCCATATCCTCATTGCTAACTACCTTCACCGGGATGCCAGCCTTCTTAAGCATGGTAGAAACAGCATCGTAAGCCACCTTCTGCGTCTCCGTCATATCAGATGGCTTCACCTCCTTCACATCGCGGTGGAAAGGAAGATCATTCAGACTCATCGGTGCATCAAAAGGAAGAGCCTCATCAGTTTCCTTAGCCTTCTGCGCCTCCGCATGCTGAATCATGGCATAGTCCGCAAAAGGCTTAGTTTTGCGGTCACTTGATTGCAACCACTTATCGAAGGTAGCCTTAGGCACAGCAGTTACCTTACCAAGTCCCTTCCAGCCCTTGGAGTAGTTGGCAAGATAAGCCTCTGTAGCAGCCTCCTCAGAAGGATAGCCATACATCACCTTATGCTCGTCAAACTCTCCTGTCTCTGGGTTCACCTGGTCAACAACATAAACGTTACCATCAAAAGTATCAAGGTCTGCAGCGTCATTGATGAACATATCAATATGATCACCATCAACGCCAATTTTACCAAGAATATAGCCGTAAGTATCGTGCATGGTCACTCTCCAAGGCTTGCCCTGCTCGTCCTTACCGCTACGAGTCACGCCCTTTGGAGTCTCAACAGTAAAGTCATAGCCACCAAACGACAAATGCCCCTTCTTATAGTTACCAGCCTTCTTCTGCGCCTCAGTAGGCTCAGTCTCCGTTTCAGCGATAGCATTTTTCAGTCTGTCAGCAAATGGCGCATTCGCAATATTCTTAGCACTCTCAATAGCATGAATGGCATCAGTAAGCGGCTTGATGGTTGCACGTTTCACCTTATATAATTCATCCTTCTTCTTAGTCAGCTTAGCCTGCGCCAACTGTCCAGAAAGATAATCAAGCCCCAAATCGCTTGCAATCAGGGCATCAGTCAATTCCTTCTGAGCTTGCTTAATGGCTTTCTTGTCACCGCTCTCAACAGCACTCTTCAAGGCATAAGCAAAAGGAGTAACAGGCTTCAATGCTTCCTTAATAGACTCGTCATAAATATTGGCATTTTCAGCCTTCTTCTTGCGCTCACCTACACCCTCTCTACGCTCATACTCATCGGCTGTCCAATACTCAAACTCCTCGTCCAAGTTCTCCAATACATCAGACACCTCCTTAAACTCCTCATCAGAAAGAGTCTTCAAAAGTTCATCCATTTCGTGAGCAACATCAACTTCCGGCACATCATCAGGATCTACTTCTCCCTGCTCCATCAAGTCCCAGTACTCCTTCTGCTCTTTTGCCAATTCTACTATCTTGTCAAAGGCTTCGCTATGAGTAGCGTCTTGCATCATTTCTTCCTCCTGGTGTTCAACCTCTCGCATCTGCTGCTCAACATTGGCCACCTTATTATTCAAGGTATAATTCTTAATGTCAGCGTAGCTTTGAGCACTACCTATCAAATTAAGGAAAGCACTTCTTATGTCCTGATCCGTATATCCCATCTGCTTAAGATTCTTAGGCATGTCATCATACAGACTATGAACAAACTCCGGAACAGTCTTACCCTCACCTTCCTTGGCAAGAATCTGCAATTTATCGAAGTCCTTTCGTCCCAAGCCAGTCTCCTGCTGAATACCATTAGAGAAGGCACCACCCTTCTCCTTGCCTTCATAGTTCAAGGTGAAACGGCCAATACTGTTAGCAACATACTCCTCCAGCGTATTAGGCTCATTGTCATTGAAGTCTATTGCCCCTCTCACCTCATCATAGATGGCATTAAGTTGGCTCATATTACCATTCTTGATGGCATTCTCCACCTTGATGGCACGCTGCTCGGCAGGAGTCAGATTCTCCAGCACCTTGGCTCTAGCCTCCATATTCTCCTTTCGATAGAGTGTTTTCAGCTTATCATCCTGAGCCTTCAACTCCTTGGCAGATTCCGTAAGATTAGCCTGTCTAGCCAGCAGCTGAGCCTTGGTTGTGTTCAGCTCCTTAATCTGATCAGGTTCCAGGTCTATCTCACCATTCACGTAGCGATCAAGCACCTTATCAACACCATCAATCTCTCGCTGCACCTCATTCGACTGAATGCGATAGATACGCTTGCGCTCTGAGGCAATAAAGTCACTAGCCTCATCCATTGTAGGATATTGCTTCTTCAATTCCTCATCACTAAGCACTTCAACCTCGCGACTCTCTATAGGAGCAACGTCACCCTCATTCACGCCAGCATCAGCTATCTTCTGGGTGCGGTCTGCCTTGATAGCCTGAGCCTCCTCAGGAGTCATCACGGCAGAACGAATCTTATTCCAGTTGTCAAAACGAGCCTGCAGGTCTGCAATCTGTCCCTCCATCTGCTTGTTAGCCAAAGTTCTGGTCTCGGCATTTTTCGGGTCCAGATCAGCATTGATGGACAACCATTCCTCATTGTTGGCAATATGTTCTCTGAGCTGGTTGATACGCTTCTGCAAAGCCTGCTTCTCGGCAACAATATTAGCGAAAAGCGCCTTGCGGTCTTCCCCGGCTGTTTCTTGCAGATATTCTGCAGCCACCTTAGGGTCGGTCTGAGTATCAGAATAGTCTGGCTGACCAGCTGCATAGCCAAAGATACCCTTCTTATATCGCTCCTGCTTCTCTGCCTCAGCCTTGACTGCATCATCATTGGCACGCTGTGCGTCCTCGGCATCCAACTCGGCACCAATAGAGGCATCGAGCGCATTCTGTCGCCAGGCATTAAATTCGTCCTTGCTCAGGGCGATATTGTCCTTACCATCAGAAAGCAAAATCTTGCCATCCTCGCTATATCCGGCAAAGGTCATTTGTATTGGTTCGTCACCTGATTCCATGGCAACCTCCACGGTGTCGCTAGGCTTCAATCCACTGCCATCATACTGAGCAAAGAACTGCTTATATCTAGCATTCACCTGCTCAGCAAACTTCTGATTGATATAATCATCCATAGGAACAGGCGTACCCACTTCCTTAATATCGGCACTAGAAACCTGCTTGATGGTAGGCTGTCCCTGCTCGTCAGGCACTACCACGAAACCGCCACCATATTCATTGGCTTTCTTCAAGAATACCTGCTGACCAGTAGTAAGGGTAGCTGGCACGATGTTTCCGTCTTCCGTCTGATATGGCCAAAGCTGTTCCTTCAACGCCTCGCCATAGCCATCATCGGCATGCTGCAAAGCATCATAAACACCATTCTTGGCATCCTGAGCCTCCACATATTTATTCACAGCATCCTGCTGCGCTGGAGTCAAAGAATTGGCACGCTGAGCCACAAACTGCTCCATATCCTTGCCATCCTCGTATGCCTTCACCACAACATTCATCTGTGCCTCATCACCGCCAAAAGCACGCTTCAATCGAGCCTTCGAAACATCATCGTTATGATCAATCGCCTTCAAGCCCTCAGCATCCCCATTCTGATAGGCATTCTGTCCCATCACATAGGCATCAGGCTTGCTTTCATTGGAAGCTGCTTCACCCTCAACAGGTGGCGTTGGTGGCTCTGTAGGTGGAACCTCAGCAGCAGACTCCTTACCACCAGCAGAACCATCTACCGGAGCTGCACCCTCAACAGGTGCAGCTGGCTTCTCTCCCTCAACACCGCTCTGTTCAATGCGCTTCTGCTCATTACCATGGGCAGTATTATAGAGATCATCCATCGTCTGCTTCATTTCACGTTTCAGCTCGATAGAGTTGTAAAGCTCCTTAAGATAAGACTCCACCAGTGGCGCATACTTCTTATCTTTCGATTCCAAAGCCTTACGAAGTGTACCGCGCGCCACACCATGGGAATCCTCAAACGTATTGACAAACTCCCTCATCACGGAACTGTTTTCAAGGGCGCTGTCATAATAATGGCGATAAGCATCAACCTGCTTCTGCTCCTCCTCAGTAATGATGATGCCCTTCTGCTGTTTATCCATGATGTCCTTGATGGCACCAGCATTCTGATGAAGATAAACCGCTGCCTTATCCTCATCCGTCAATTTCTCACCCATATTGTATTTCTGCGCTGCCTTGTTGTACAAGCCATCAAGATGCTCCTGGGTAAACTCATTGTGGAACTCACCTTCCAGCACAGAAGCCAAGCCCAAAGTCTTCTCATACTCCAGTTTCTTATCAGCCTTCTGAGCCTCATCAAGCGAAGAATACTCCTGTCTGTCAATGATACCGCCATCCTTATTCAAGGTTTCGAGATAAACCTTTCCGTCATTATCCATAGGCTGTACAATGACGGAATCAACCACAGGCGAGAAAGAAGAAGGGCGCTTGCCTTCCACCACAGCCATCATCTTAGCCTTCAACACTTCCGGCACACTCTTGTCGTTCATCAGATTCATATACTTCTGGGTAAGCTGCCCATCAAGTCGCTGGGCGTTCTCACCCTCCACGGCATACTCCCCAATGCCCACCTTCTCGAAGGCATCACGAAGACCATCATAGCCGAATCTCTTCAACTCGGCAATATCCTGATCTGTGAAGTCAAACTTCTTGTTAAACTCCCTTGCGTCCTTGAATCGAGCATACTTGCCCACCATGCCCGGCAAGCCGATAGCAGTAAGGTTCGCCATACTCTCCAGGAAGCTCTCGGCTGCATCCTTGCCAGTAGGCTTGAAGTTCGGGTCCTGCGCCATACGCTCCAGCATCTGATGACCGGTCATAATACCGGAATCCACAACCTTACCACCAACATCAGCAAGAATATTGGTAGCCAAGCCTCTGCCCTTGCCTAGCATATTGGCAATAGTATTACCCTGCATGATAACACCTAAGGCACTCTGCTTTGTTCCCTCTAATAAAGTATCAAGCGCAATCTTCCACCCAGAAGGATTGTAAATCTTGCCATTCTCATCAAACTGACCTGTACGATAAGTTTCATCAATAGGCTTCGAGATAACAGACTGCCCACCAAAGGTAACAGCACCATGCACTGCACCGTTCTTCAAAGCCACGTCCTTGCTCTTGCCGATAAGCAGTTTAGCGGCACGTGCAGCCATCCTGCTCTCCATACCCTTAGCCATCAGGTCACCAGCCAGTTTGCCCTCTGCCTTGGCAATCATGCTCTTGGTCAATTTGCCACCTGCTGCTCCAGGCAACCAATAACTCCAGGCATCACCTGCAAAGGTCAGAGCACCACTAGCCACGTTCTCCCAGAAGCCCGGCTGATACTGCTGATTAGCAATATCCTCCAGCCAGTTCTGATAGTCCGTCTGAACAGCCTTGCGAGTAATCTTGCCCACAATAGTGTTACCCAAACCAGTCTTCATGATGTACTCAGCACTACCCTTAGGCATCATACCCTTAATTTCCAGCTGGTCGAGTTCATTCTTAAGAACAGAATTGATCATCGGCTTGAACTGCTTAGGATCACCACTCATACCGCCATTCAAGCCATATCGCTGCATCACCTTGAATGCGGCATTGCTCATATCGTTCAGGAACTGCGGATTCCGATAAAGATTGCCAAACTTCTTCTGCAAACTAGAAAGCACCTTTGCAGGATCCTTGGCCTCGTTTGCCTCATACTGAGCACCAAGTGCTGTACCCAGACGAAGATTAGCCGGAATAAACTGGCTTCCTTCCATTCCCTCCGTAAATGCCTTACTGCCTGCCTCCTGAGCCTTGTTGTACTCCTCCACAATAGATGGATTCACATATTTATTAATAACGTCAGAAAGCGCCTCATTGATGTCCTGGTTCATCAATCTGTCCTGCACATGCTCATCATGAGAATAGAGGCGTGTAGCAATACCCTCAGCGATGTCACGATAGTTCGGACCATACTTGTTAACCAAACTCTGTACCATAGCTGGTTTCAGGAACTGTCCTACATAGTCATCATAACTGATACCCATGCTGTCAGCCTCCTGCTTCAACTTATCCTGCACACCATGACTATACCATCGCGCTTCGATACTCTTCTCAGCATCCTGCACAGTATCATCAGGCAAAGAAGCCACAACCTGGTTGGTAACGTCCATAGCTGAACGGTTGGCATATCTGCCCAGAGCAGACTGCACCATCTTCACTGCCTCCTCATTGCTATTGGCAGTACCATCAGCCAACAAGTCGGCAACCATATTCTCAAAGTAAGTACCCTGCTTATCCGGTCTCTGCTTCCAGTTCTCCAGATAGTTGGCAAGTTTGGCATCCATCAAGCCTTCGTTATTCACCACAGCTGCAGATGCTGGAACAGAAACTTCCTCTTTAGATTCAGGAGAAGCCTCCTGCTGTGCTGGCTGCTGTACCTGCTGATTATTGTCTTGTGGCTGCTGTGTTTGTAGTGGCTGCTGCATATTATCACCAAGAAGCATATTGGCAATCATGCCACCCATTTTCTGCTCCCTGCCGATATTTCCGGCATCTACCTTCGGAATCATGCCGAATGCTTGCGAAATCAAGCCAGGCTTCTTTAACTCGCCTCGCTGATACTCATCATTCAGCTGAGCCAAGTCCTTGAAGTTGCCCGGCTTATTGTCAGGTGAATTGAACGCATCAATCACCTCTTGCGGATATTGAGACTGTTCTTTCTCTTTAGAAGGTGAAGGTCTATTTCCAACCTCGTTGATAGGGGTAGCGTTTCCACTGGTATCATACCACATATAGCCCTGTTTACGGTACTCGCCCACATCCTCAATAGGAACATCTACCTTCTGCTTCTTATCATCGAACATGGTGATATAACCACCTTCGAAGTCCTTAGCGAAGTTATCCATGCCTCTCTGCTGAACAACCTCATCAGGGATGTCATACTCATTGTTGTCCTTATCCCATACATGATAAGTCAACTTAGATTTGTTGTCTTTATCTGCCATATACTATGTTATTTTCTTATATACTTTGAATAATCTACCTTTGTGCTAGAAGTTCTCTTGGCTGGTTTCCCACCATAAGGGCGAACGGTTCGCTTCTTGCCTTCCTTAGCCATTTTAGCCCTAGCGTAAGCGGATGCCTGCTGGCGGTTCTTCTCGTTAGCCCAGGTTCCACCCCTGCCATCATTTCCACCGATAGACATACCATTGTGTGTAGCCCATTCATTCACATGTTTCTTAAACTTAGGGTCGTTCACATACCGGGTATTGAAATCATCAGCCTCCTTCTGGTTGGCATTTCTCTGATTCTGCCCCTCTGTCTGCGAATTGATATGCCTAACTTGCGCTCCCTTAACGTTAACGCTAGCATTATGATCAGCAGCTCCGGCATTGGCATTGTTGGTTTGGGCATCAAGCAAATGACCCTTCTTGCCTCTCAGTTCATCTTCTGTCTTGGTCTTGGCAGTAGAAAGACCTGCAGCTGCCTTGGATGCTTCCTGTCTTGCCTGTTCGGTCTTCACCTTTTCGGGTGTCAAAGCATCCTGCTGATTCTTCTGTGATGCGCGATATGCAGCCAGCGCCTCGTTAGCCTTGGCAGCAGCCTCTGCTTGCATCTGTGCTTGCTTGTTCTGTCTGTCCTTCCAGATATTCACCATCATTTGGTCATAGCCTTTCTGACGAAGGGCATCAGTGCCTTCCCTCAGCTTGCGTTGGCGTTCGGTAAGCTCTTGTGCTGATTCTATCTTCTGCGATGGAGCACCTTGTGTTGTACCGAAAAAATTGCCAAGATGCATAAAGAAATTACTCCATTTCTCCATTTTGGCCTGCCTCTCCGCTTTCTTCCTCAAAGCTTCATTGGCAGCTACGGTTTTATCAACATCACCAAGTTGACTAAGCCAAGGCATGAAGGTAGCCCAGTCGCCACCACCATTCTTCTGGTAATCTCTCATGATGTCATAAGGCTTCATCTGCTGCAAGAGAGGATTCTGCTCTATCTCGCTATAAGGTCTGCTCCAATCGATAGAAATCCCTTGATTAGGAGTTACCTTTGTTACATCCGCTGTTGGCTGCTGTACAAAAGATTCCTTGCCATCATTTCCTGTAATACCAGTCGTATCAATGGCAGTATTCTTTTCAGGTTGCGCTTCTGTAGCCTGAGCAGTTGCAACTTCCGGCTTCTCTGCATTACCACCATCAGAAGGAAAATCAGTAAAAGGAACAATAGCTGTTGCCGGACGCTTAGGAGTTAAATCGTCACTAATAAATCCCATAATTACCTCCTTCCTTAAATTGGCAACATACTTGCAGCACCAGCCAATCCACTCGTAGCATCAGTGATACCCTGAGCAGTAGAAAGAGCCTTCTCCTTCTTGGCAGAAGCAATATAATTAGTCATTGCGTCAATCTGCGAATCAGCACCATTCCAAACGTTTTCCTTTGTCTGAGCACCTTGCACGGCAGCCTCCTGCATCATCTTGCCCACCTGCTCCTGAGCAGCTTGCTTGCTCAACGCCACCGCCTCATCAGAGCCACCACTAACAATATTCGTATTCTTAGCCTTTTGCGTGGCATCATCCAATACCTTCTGGGCATTGGTTACGGCAACTTGGTTCTCAGCAGTCTGCGTAGGGTCCTGATAATACAAATTGTCCCGATGATCCTTCACCTGCTGCAATCGGTCTTGATAAGTTTGGATATACTGATCATATCCCTTGTTTCTAGCATTAGCTGCCAGCAGTCCACCAGCTGCAGTGGCAGCACCACCTAAAAGACCGCCTACAGAGCCTTTTAGACTACCTGCAATTTTTCCTATAAGTCCCATAAAATTCGAATTTAATGTTTAAACTGTGCTAAAGTAATGCGTTTTTCTTGCCTATCGGTGATAAGTTCCGCAACTTGAACACCAACTTTCGGTATTTTTCACTATATTTGCACTCGAAAACTATCAGTAATCAATTAAATTCTTAGAATATGGCAACAAAAAAAGATAATAGCAATGAGCCGAAACCAAAGCGAAAGAAGACTGGTGGACGCAAGGCTGGCACGGCAAACAAGATAACGAAAACGGTACGTGAAAGCCTTAGCGATGCCATCACTGGCTATTTCAACGGCATCAATGAAATGGGCTACTCTCTAGCCAGTGACCTCATGCAGATAAAAGAACCTGCCGGACGCTTGGCAATGGTAGCCAAATTTCTCCCATACGTTGCTCCAAAACTTCAATCCATATCATTCAACAATGATGAGCATCGAAGCCTGTCTGTGGAAGAGTCCTTCATGGAGCTGGAGGAGAAATTTGAGAAACAGGAGACCACCATCAACATCAAGAATCTCAAAATTGTTAATAATGGCTAATTACAAAAAAAAGTAGCCTTCTCTAAAATTTCTGCTACTTTAGAGAAGACTACCCTATGGTATGAAATTGACTGAATCTGTCAAATATTAAGTTTTATTGGCACAATTTTAAGATATATTAGCTACTTTTTATCCCTCATGCGCTCAAAATACTTCGTCTGGTCTTTGGTGATATTCTTCACCTTAATCTGTATAGTACAGTTCTTAGGCACTGTATCATTGATATTATCCATCAGTTGCCGGATAATGTCATCCGTGTTCCGGTAGCCCTTACCATCCACATGACCAACCACCTCACCCATGTAGTAGGCATCAGCACTGAGTTCAAACGTCTCCTCCACCTTTTCAAATACAGGAGCATGATACTCCTGTGTTCGTCTGCTAGGCTCATTAGTAAAGAAAATCTTCTCCACCACCTTCTCGTTCAGTTCCCAGGCTCTGGAGAAGTCAGGCTTCACATATCCCATGGTAATCTTGTGAGTGCTTATATGATTCAGGGCAAAACCAATATCCTCATAGTTGGCTCCCAGATCATTCTGCGCAATAGTAGCCCAGGTATGGCGAAATGTATAAGGAGTATAGTAATTCTCAAAGAAATTCAAATGAATCTCGCATATCTTACGCAAGAAGAAATCAATATTCGTGTCCATAGAGTGAGAACTAACATACTTTTTGTGAAACGTAAACAAGTATGAATCATCCTTAGGGGCAAGATATTTATCAATAGTTGGCAATAACATATCAGGAACCTTCATTTCTATATATGCTTTGTCTGCGCGCTTTGTTCTTGTTTTCTTGCGCTCATAATGTAAAATGCCATCATAATAATCAGCCTTCTGCATCTTATATAAATCTGCTATATTGATTCCTGCTAGGCACAATATCATCTTGCAAACATCCAAGGCAAATTGCAGATTTTCATTCTCTGGTAAGATGCTAAACAACTTTCGGCACTCTTCCATTGTAATGGCTTTCTTCTTTGCTCTATCAATCTTGGCTATATTTACCCTTTCCCATGGATTGTTTTTAATCAATATCTGGTCCGTATCATAGTCGTTATAGCGTTTCAACGCTTCTTTATACATCTTCTTTACGAAAATCGGATAAGTACTCTTGCAGGAGCGATAGCCCGAAAGACTATCAAGCCAAGATTCAACAAAAGGTACAGTCATCTGTGAAAAGAGAATCTTTTGATTTCCAGCGAATCTCTCCAGACTCTGCAAAGAGTTAGTATAAGCCTTAACAGAACCTTCTTGCAGCTCATTAGATATAGAACTTATATAACTCCGGGCAAAGTCGGAAAAGCACAGTTCCTGATCAGATTTCAAAAGATAATCTCTTACCTGTAATACAGTCCAATCTTTACTATCAACCTTGTTCAGCTTTTCCACCCATTTGTTGATAGTAGACATACATGATTCTAGCACAAAAGAGTCCTTCACTTCTTTTGTACCTTTTACAACGCCCTTATCGTTTACCACTTTATCTGTCTTCACATGAGTTTTCTTCCGATTTTGCGTAATTCGGATAAAGACGGAATAAAAACCATCAGAACGTTTGTCGAATACTACTACTTTAAATGTTGCCATACTTCATTTTTTTACTAGAACCATACTAGAACATTCTCTTTAATTTGTCACATTCTACGTGCCAAACAAACAGAAATTTAAGTATGAATAACCGCATAAACAAAGCCTTTTCAGGTAATTATCTGAAATTCAAAGACATACTATCATACCTAAGATAATTTAAACTTCATTTTCATTTTCTCGTTATTTATTATTGTTTTAACTATGAATTCTTGATTTCCTCCAGCTCTTCGGAGAGCATCATCCAGTTCTCGTTTTCCTCATCCAGGCTCTTCATCAGCTCGGTATATTCGGTAACGAGTTCCATATTCGTAGCGTTCTCAGGCTTCATC